GGGCAACCGCAAGATTCCCTTGATGAGCATGACTGGGATGGGGCGGCAGAGTTGTCCGATGAAGAGAAGGACCGCCTAGAGAAAGAGGTCGATCATGGTCTGCGTGAAGGTGCTATCCTAGCAGGGAAGATGAAGGGGAATATTCCACGGGGTATCGAGGAAGTGCTTCACCCCCGAGTCGACTGGCGGGAAGCGTTGCGGGATTTCGTCAAGATCAATACCAAGGGTGGCGAGATCACTACATGGCGCAGACCCAATCGTAGGTTTCTCGGTGTCGACATCATTATGCCGAGCCTTCAGGGGCAAAAGGCAGAGACTATCGTGATAGGGACAGATACATCAGGGTCGATTGGTGGACCCGTCCTTGCTCAGTTCCTTGGCGAGATGGCGAACATCTGCGAAGAGGTTTCACCCGAAAGAGTTGAAATACTTTATTGGGACAGCCACGTGGCGAGCCATGAAACCTATGTTGGTTCTGAAGTAGCAATGATGATTAACTCAACCAAACCCCGTGGTGGTGGAGGCACCAACCCGGACTGTGTAGCGAAGTACATCATGGATAAGAAGATCGAGCCGCAATGCGTGGTCATGCTCACCGACGGGTATTTCTACGGGCATGACGTACGTGTGTGGCAAGAGATGGGTGTGCCGGTGTTTTGGTGCGTTGTTAACAACAAAGCATTCAAGCCGGCGATTGGTCAATCAGTACTAGTGGAGATCTAAACATGGAAACGAAGAATGCAGGAAAGAATGGTCGCGTGGGTGTCAGCCTCAGTAGCGATACAGCCAACGAGTTGCTCGAGATCAAAGATGAGTTGGCGCAGAAACTTGGGGTAAACCTTTCGTTTACTCAGGTCGTCGAGTACTTGGTCAAGCAGTACAAGACAAGACAAAATGACCAATAGTCAACATGTCCCTATTAGCAAAGGAAACTAAAATGGAATCAATCGGTATTGCAACAAGTTCGATGCTGGTCGAGTTGAACGTCTCATGCTGGACTGCCCGTAAGTTGGATAAGCGGGTGTCCGAGGAAGTCGATGCGGTCAAGAAAACCAAAGCGAGGGGCGGTAACTACCACAAGAATCTATTGGCTGGTAGCAAGAGCCTTGAGGATGTCAACAAGTATGCCGCTAGGATTCGCCTGTGGAATACGATGAACACCCTGCCTTGGTCCGACAAGGGTAGCCGACTCATCCCCATGAAGCATTTCCTAGACTACAAGGCAGAGTTGAACAACCACGAAGCCGAGTTCAACAGACTTTGTCAGAAGTTTTTTGCTGAGTATCCAACGCTGATTTCTGCGGCGGCTTTCTCCTTGGGAGATATGTTTGACCGGGAAGAGTACCCCGAGGTAAATCACATCATTAACAAGTTTAGGTTCGTGTATTCGTTCTCTCCTGTGCCAACGTCAGGCGATTTTCGTATCGACATCAACGAGGTAGCCAAAGCCGAATTGGTTGAGCAGTACGAGGCTAACTTCAAGAATCGTATCGAGGATGCCATGCGTGAGGTGTGGGACAGACTGCACGAGTGCCTCACACACATGAGTGATCGCTTGGCAAGCGACGAGGAAGGTAAGCGTAAGGGTTTCCACGCTACGATGCTAGGGAACGCTAAAGAGTTGATAGATCTACTTGATAAGTTGAACATCACGAAAGACCCGAAACTCGAGACCGCGCGTCGAGACTTGTCAACGGCTCTGCTACTTGTCGATACAGACATGCTCAAGGATAGCGACGAGATACGCTTGCAGACTAAGAACAAGGTCGATGCAATCCTCTCCAAATTTAACTGGTAAGAAAGGGAATCAAATGACATTACCAAACTTTAACAATCAGTTGTCACAACGGGTCGGGCTGTGCAAGCCACTTGAAGACTTGCTCAGTAACTATTTCTTGATGGACCCGACTGTGAAGTTCGTTGCTAACAACCGATCACGCAGATACAACGATGGAAACTTCCCTGATGACGAGCGCCCGATTGGCTCTGTGCATGCGTACAAAAACTCTCAGCATCTCGGCTCTGTGCGAGTGTACAAGGACGACTATCGTGGGCTAGGTAGAATCGACGTTTATGCCGTCAGGTCGGAGGCGATCAACAAAGCCCGGGGGCGAAGTAGAGATGAGGTAATAACCAAGGATGCCCACAAAGCGATCAAGCACATGCAAGAGTATTTCAGATCCAAGAGCAACAACGTATTTCGGGACAAGATACTTGGACTAGCCACTCACGAAATCAATAGCCTACAAAATACGGCTCAGTACAGAGTAAATTCCTTGATTAACAACAAACCTCATCAAGCCGACACCGACGTTGCGTTGTACCTACTAGCGCAATACGAAGGCTTAGCGTCAGCTCTACCAGACTCTATAAATAAAATCTTCAGCAAGTCCGAAGATATACAGAGGTTCTACGATCTAAGAATTGCCAACAGCGTCGCCAAAGAGTATAAGAATGGAGGTGCGGTAGTCATCGAGTTCTCTGATGGTGGCATGTGGTATGCCGACAAGAGTGAGATGTCGGACATTGCTAAGATAACAACAACCTACGACTTGCCCAAAAACTACCAAGAGAAACTTGCGTTGCTTAAGTTGTGTGAGCCATCGCAACCGGTTGAGAACATTGGGGTTAAGTTTAACCAAGAGATAGAGAACGACTCTAATGCCAAACTGTATTACTTGGTGGGGGGAGAAACAGTAACGCTCTGCTAGTTACCTAGTTTAATTTACTTTCCTACGAGGACATACTGACTGATCGTCAGTATGTCCTTTTTTTTTCGTCTACCCCCTTGCAATCCTTTTTAATCAATGTATACTGTGTCTACTTGCCTCTTGAGGAGATGCGGTGTCTACCCCCGAAACCAAAGTAAAACAACGAGTTAGGAAGATCTTAGATGATCATGGGGTCTATTGTTTTATGCCGGCAACGGGTGGCTACGGACGTAGTGGTATACCCGATATTGTAGGGTGCTATAAAGGATTCTTCTTTGCGGTAGAGTGCAAAGCGGGTCGTGGTACAACGACGGCTCTACAAGAAAAAGAACTACGCAAGATTAGAGAAGCCGGCGGTACGGCTTTCGTTATCAACGAAACGAACGTAGAGGAATTGTCCCAGTGGTTGCGCGACAATTTTGCGATGACCGTTCCCAAGAAGGGGTAGCAGTGATTTTGACAGTCGACTTCGAAACGTATTACGACAAAGAATTTTCTTTGTCAAAGATGACAACGGAAGAGTATGTGCGTGATGATCGCTTCGAGGTGATCGGGGTAGCAGTAAAAGTTGATGATGACGAGACAGTTTGGTGCGCCAACGGGGTAGACAAATTTCTTGCGCAGTTTGATTGGGACAATGCGTTCGTGCTTGCGCACAACATGATGTTCGATGGTGCGATTCTCAGTTGGAAGTACGGCATCAAACCCAAAGCGTACCTCGATACCCTCTGCATGGCACGTGCGGTAGACGGTGTGGAAGTGGGTAACAGCCTAGCAAAACTTGCAGATCGTTACGGGATAGGCAAGAAGGGTACAGAAGTCATCCTAGCGATGGGCAAACACAAGGCCGACTTTAGCGCACAAGAACTGCATCAGTACGGCGAGTACTGCCGCAACGACGTGGACCTCACCTACACCCTCTACAAAATTCTCCGAGAGAGTTACAGCCTCAAAGAACTGAAGTTGATCGACCTGACCATACGGATGTTTACGGACCCAGTCCTACGTCTTGATCTCCCACTACTTGAACAGCATCTCGAAGATGTGCGAGCTAGAAAGGAAGAACTTCTTACAGCAGCCGGTGTGACCAAAGAAGTCTTGATGTCGCAACCGAAGTTTGCCGAGTTGCTTGAGAGCATGGGTGTGGACGTGCCGATGAAAGTTAGCCCCACGACAGGCAAGTTGGCCCCAGCTTTGGCAAAGAGTGATGACGGGTTTAAGTCCCTGCTTGAGCACCGTGACGAGCGAGTGCAAGTCCTTGCGGCGGCTAGGCTCGGGACAAAAAGCACACTTGAAGAGACACGCACCGAGAGACTTATATCGATAGCGAAGCGGGGTAGCCTTCCAGTCCCCTTGCGCTACTACGCCGCACACACAGGGCGTTGGGGTGGCGATGACAAACTAAACTTACAGAACCTTCCGTCACGTGGCGAGAACGCTGGCAAGTTGAAGAAGTCAATACTGCCCCCTGATGGCTACGTGCTGATCGATGCCGACTCCTCTCAGATTGAGGCGAGAACTCTCGCTTGGCTAGCAGGGCAAAACGACTTGGTCCAAGCATTTGAGAATGGTGAGGACGTTTACAAGATCATGGCGGCGAGAATCTACGGCAAGCCAATCGACGACATCACTAAAGAAGAACGTTTCTTAGGCAAGACTGTGGTGCTCGGATGCGGCTATAGCCTCGGACATAAAAAGTTTATGTTGCACATGCGGTCAGTTGGTGTGGGCATGGAAGAGGGAACAGCCCAATTTATTATCAGGCGATACAGAGATAACTTCCCCTACATCCCGCAGTTGTGGGAGAGCGCTAGCCGGTGCTTAGAGGCGCTTGCATCTACTGATCTCAAAACGTACGACTTCTGCGCACAGCCACAAGCGGTAAGCCTACTGCCCGGAGTCGGGTTCGACATCCCAAGCGGCATGCCGATTCGGTATATGAATCTGCGGGAAACCGGAGAGCGGTTCTATGATGGCACCCCCCAATACATCTACGACACTAGGAAAGGCGTGACCCGCATCTACGGCGGGAAAGTTGTAGAAAACATTTGCCAAGCAGTTGCCCGTTGCGTGATTGGTGAGCAGATGCTCCGTGTGGCTAAGCGTTACAGAGTTGTCCTGACAGTGCATGATGCGATTGTATGTATCGCACCAATTGATGAAAGAGAAGAAGCAGTTAAGTACGTTGAAGAGTGCATGCGTTGGAGACCCAAGTGGGCTGAGACTTTGCCACTAAATTGTGAAGTTGGATACGGAGATAACTATGGAGAGTGTTGATAAATACAAAGAAAGAAGAAAAAAATACAACGCATACAGACGCACTGAAGAGTACAAAGCTAAACGAAGGGCTACTCGGGACTTATCTAAAGATCGTGAGCGGTGGAAAAAATACTATGAGGCAAACAAAGAACAGCTAAAAACATATCACACAGAGTATATGCTCCGTCCCGGAGTTAAAGAACGCTATAAAGAACTACACCGTAAAGAATATATTGAAAAGGGTAAAAAAAGAGGCTTAGATAATATAAAAAATATTACAGATAGCTACGTAAAAATGGTATTAGTAAAACACACTAACTTAACTTACAAAGATATCCCCAAAGAGTTAATAGAAGTTAAGAGGTTAGAAATGTTAATTAGGCGGGAATACTTAGCTAATACTACACCCTCTGAAAGATTTAAAGAGTCAAAGAAAAAATACTTATTAAAAAAACGTAAACTTTTAACCAAGGAGAACCAAGATGAAAAACGTAACTGAGCTAAGAGAGCAATTGTCACAAGTTTTTTACGAACTGCGTAACAACACAGTCAAACACACCGATGCCGCAGAACTAGCAAACATTGCCGGTAAGATGATTAATTCAGCTAAGGTTCAGTTAGAGTATTACGCATTACGGAAAGAAACCCCAACGATTTCGTTTTTAGCTAGTGAAGAAGCGCTACTTCCACGAAAGGCAAAAAATGAAAGTAAGTGAAGTAGTTGACTACGCTCCCCACATCGAAGAGATAAAGCGTTTACTACGAGACGTATATGATTTAGCCAATGAGCGTAAGCACAGGGAAGCCGAAGAGATAGCCCTTAAGTTGGCAGTTGAAGCCAAACTCTTATATGTAGCGATTCGCCACAATGGGTAAATACACTTGGTCGTACAGTAGCATCTCGCTGTTCCAGCAGTGCCCTCGGAAGTATTACCGACTGCGGGTGCTAAAGGACATAGTTGAGCCGCCACAAGCACATCTCGATTACGGATCTGCGGTTCACAAGGCGGCAGAAGATTACGTCTGCGGTGGCATCGACATCCCTGAAAAGTATGGGTTCATCAAACAGTCCTTGGATGCGTTGAAGGTTCTGCCGGGGGAGAAGCACTGCGAGTATGAGATGGGGCTGACCAAAGAATTTAAGCCTTGCAAGTTCCGTAACCCTGACGTGTGGTTCAGAGGCATCGCCGACTTGCTCATCCTCGACGGCGACGAAGCAAAAATAGTTGACTATAAGACTGGTAAGTCTTCTCAGTACGCTGACATTAAACAGCTAGAGTTGCTCTCTCTTCTGGTGTTCAAACATTTTCCAAAAGTCAAGAGAGTTAGAGCAGGGCTTGTGTTTCTTGTAGCCGAAGATTTAGTTAGAGCCGAGTTCACCGAGGACCAGCAGAGCGCCGCGTGGACTAAATGGCTTCCTGAAATTGAGCGCCTTGAAACAGCGCTTGATACCGACGTGTGGAATCCCAAACCAAACTTCACATGTCGGAAGTTTTGTGCAGTAGTAGATTGTGAACACAATGGAAAAAACATTTACTAAGGAGAGTAACCATGAGTGGACGTAAACCTAAGCATGACAGTCGTGTATTGCGGTATTTAACAAATAAAGGGCCGGTAACTCAGGCGGCGATTGCCAAGGGTTTGAAATTACCGGTTGCAAACATTTATCCGATTATTAAACGTATGGTTGAGCAGGATAAAGTGCGCATGTCCGGAAAGCTTGTTGATGTGCTTGATGATAAACCAATTAAACAACCTAAGATCATCCCCAATGAGCATGTAGATCGTATTGCAATGCTCAAAGACGAGATCGACAACATCGACAACGGCATCCGCTCTCTGATGATCACTCGATCATACCTCCTACGCAGAACACAAGAAGAAACGGCAAATGTCTGATAAGTGCTTTTCGTATTATGAGGGTACTTGGGTCACAGTAAAAGAGACTGGTAGGAAAGGCGTAGTCGTTAAAGCGGTTGCCGGTTTGGTTGAAGTTCGGGTTCCAAGCGACAACGACTGGCCTTTTCCTAGCTATGTACACTGCCATCCAACCAAACTCATGCGGTACGAACCGCCCGACCAACCACAGGAGCCTGAGAATGAGCCTGCCCCATTCTGAAGTTGATCGTATGAACCAAGCTTGGACTGATTGGTTCGCTAAACGTGCGCCCCGCAACGAAGAAGCTTTCTACACATGCTTCAAAGAGGCGTGGGAATCTGCATACAAGCACTACGAGAAACGAATTGGTCTGCTTGAGCAGGAGGTGGCGTGGGCTGAGAACGGGTACAACAAGGAGAAGAACACATGAACGACGAACAAATCTTTGAACTAGCAGAGAAAATTGGGTTCCAAGATGACTTTGGTCGGTGGAACTTTACGAGTGAGAACTTGCTAGACTTTGTGTTCATGGTTCAGAAGGCAGAGCGTGAATGGGTTGGGCTGACTAAAGAAGAAGCCAAAGAAATCTCAATGGCAAATCGTCCCTATGTAATAGACATGATTGCCGCATTGGAAGCCAAACTAAAGGAGAAGAACACATGAAAGATAGAATAATACTAGCAACAGTTGTATCAGGAATGGTGATTCTTGTTGTAGCCATATTCTTGATCGGCGCACAGCATGGGTCCCGTGTTAAAGCCATGAACATCGTAGAAATATTTGAGGCTGGTAAGAAGGAAGCCCTACGAGTCTCACCCCGTCCATCCCTTGAACTTGAAATTACTTGCGCCAACGTATGGGCTGGCAAAGTTGCCGCGCCGGAGGTATTGAAATGAGTGACAAACCCGATATGGTCAACAAACCCCCTCACTACAACAAAGGTGGCATCGAGTGCATCGACGCAATCAAAGCTGCATGCGAAGGGCTGGATGGATTTGAAGGCTATTGCACTGGCAATTCAATCAAGTATCTGTGGCGCTGGAAGCACAAGAACGGCGTTGAGGATCTGAAAAAAGCCGACTGGTACATTCGCAAACTGGCTAATGAGACTAAAAATGCGGACAATTGAGGACAAGCTTCTTGATTACCTATGTGAGCATAAAAAACCTACTACGATCAAGCAGATGGCTAGGTACTTCATTGCCAGCGACAACGCCGTGCAAAGAGCGTTCACTAGCCTAGTCAATCGTGGGCTGGCTGAGGTCGTGCCTAAGAGTAAGCCATACCTATACAGGGCAAAGCTTTGAGCCTAAAATTGGTGGATCTATCTAGGAGAACAGCATGCCTTACGTCAACAAACCCCGGCCCTATAAGAAGGAATACGAGCAGTATGACGGCACCGAAAAGGTCAAGAAAAAGAGGGCCGAGCGCAACAGAGCAAGGCGGATCATGGAGGAAGCCGGCAAGGTGCGTAAGGGTGACGGCAAGGACGTCCACCATAACAAGGCGCTATCGAAAGGTGGAACCCATAAAGACGGACTATCAGTCATGGACGCCTCCGAGAACCGGTCTTTCAAACGCAATTCCAAACGCCAGCTAGTCAACGAAACCAGCACACAGGAAAAGAAAAAGAGTGCAAATAGTCGATAACCACACGTTAGTCGTACGAACTCGGAACCCAGCAAGGATCACCGAGACCATAAAAAACAGTAAGTTGCTACAAACGAATGGAGATGTAACTGAGATTGCCGTGAAGTGGGGTCTTGAGGAAGCACAAGTCCTGCGCAAGCTGAACATGAAAAATGTGCCTTCCCCGATACAGAGGGACTACAAGTGGCCCGGACTGTTCAGACCCATGGCACATCAGATCGAGACTACGTCATTCTTAACGCTACATAAACGAGCTTTTTGCTTTAACGAGCAGGGCACCGGCAAGACTGCATCGGCTATTTGGGCATCGGACTACTTGCTTGAGAAGAAGCACATAAACCGAGTGCTCATCGTCTGCCCGTTGTCGATCATGCAGTCTGCGTGGCAAGCCGACCTGTTTAAGTTTGCATTGCATCGTACGGTAAACGTCGCACACGGCGACCGAAACAAGCGCAAGGAAATCATCAACAGCATCTCTGACTATGTCATCATTAACTATGATGGGCTGGAGATTGTGAAGGACGACATCAAAAACGGCGGTTTTGACCTAATCATCATTGACGAGGCCAACGCATATAAGAACGCAAAGACCAAGCGGTTCAAAGCGATGAAAGAGGTCATGAACCACAACACGTGGATGTGGATGATGACAGGCACCCCTGCCGCACAGTCCCCTCTTGATGCTTATGGCTTGGCTAAGATGTGTGTCCCCGACACGGCCCCCATGTTGTTTGGTGGGTTCAGAGACTCTGTGATGTACCAGATTACAAGATTCAAGTGGATACCGAAACCGTCAGCAGAAGCAACGATTCACAAAATGCTCCAACCCGCTATCCGCTTTACGAAGGCCGAGTGTTTAGACCTACCCGAAGTCACCTACACCTCCCGCTACGCCCCTCTATCTCCTCAGCAAACTAGGTACTACAAGCAGTTGAAGAGGGAGATGATGATCGAAGCGGCTGGCGAAGAGATCTCAGCAGTCAACGCCGCATCTAACTTGACTAAACTACTTCAGATATCTTGCGGTGCTGTCTACACCGACATGGGCAACGTAGTGGAGTTTGACGTGGCAAGCCGGCTGTCTGCCGTGCTAGAGGTTATCGAGGAAGCCACACACAAGGTGCTGATCTTTGTACCTTTCACACACACTCTGGCGCTACTAAAAGATTTCCTATCCAAAAACGGAATCACCGCCGAGATCATCGACGGAAGTGTGAGTGTTAACAAACGCACCGACACGTTTAAACGCTTCCAAGAACAACAAGATCCCAAAGTGCTTCTCATCCAGCCTCAAGCGGCAGCACACGGAGTAACCCTAACTGCGGCAAACGTTGTGGTTTGGTATGCTCCTGTGACCTCAATTGAGTTTTACCTACAGGCAAACGCACGGGTGCATAGGCAAGGACAAAAGAACCCTGTAACTGTGGTGCATATTGAGGGCAGTCCCGTAGAGTCCAAGTTGTACGGCATGCTTCAGAGCAAGTTGCATTTCCATAGCCGTATCATCGACCTCTACAAAAACGAAATTAATACTTGACAGACTAAAGTTACGGGGTTACAGTTGTAAAACGGACAACAGATCCGACAGATAAGGAGAGTTATGGACGTGTCAATTGAGAAGATCGTCACCACTTACATCAAGATGCGCGACACAAAGGATGCACTCTACAAAGAGTACACCGCAAAAGCTTCTGAGATCGAAGAGCAGATGACAATCTTGAAGCATAAGCTGATTGAGATCTCGAAAGAAACTGGCGTTACAAGCTTCTCCACGCCGAATGGTGTGGCGTACCGCACAGTGAAGAATCGCTACTGGACTAACGACTGGGGAAGTTTCTACGACTTTATGCGTGAGAACGGTACGATGGAGTTGTTGGAGAAGAGGATACATCAGACGAACATGAAGGAGTTCTTGGAGAACAACCCCGATGCTCATCCTCCCGGCTTGAACATTGATAGTGAATATGAAATCACCATAAGGAGAAAGTAACCATGAGTGACATTGCTCTGTTTAATAAAAACGTCCCCGACTACCTCAAGGAAGTCGAACTTGATGACCTGACCAAATCCCTGTCAGGCAACACCGGTCTTAAGCGTATCTCGATCCGTGGCGGCGTGTTCCGCCTTATGGTTAACGGCGAAGAGATTGCTAAGAACGAAAACCGCGCCATGAATATCGTCATTGTGAACGGCGCACCCAAGGTATCTCGTCAGTACTACGCTGGTAAGTACGTCCCCGGTGAGACTGCACCCCCCGACTGCTGGTCAAACGACGGAGAAACGCCCGACGCCAGCATCGAGAGTCCTCAGAACAAGACCTGTGAAGGTTGCCCTCAGAACATCAAGGGTTCGGGTCAAGGCGACTCACGTGCATGCCGGTTCCAGCAAAAGCTTGCTGTTCTCTTGGCTGACGACGTGCATGGCGACGTGTATCAGTTGACTCTTGCGGCTACCTCGATCTTTGGTCGTGGCGATACCGATAAGATGCCGTTCCAGCAATACGCTAAGTACGTTGGTTCGCAGGGTAAGAACATCAACACCCTTGTCACCGAGATGCGCCTTGACAGCGACAGCGCTACCCCCAAGCTTACCTTCAAGCCCGTGCGTTTCTTGGAGCGTGATGAGTGGGAGTCGGCACGTGATAAAGGTTCTAGTGCGGCGGCGAAGTCAGCTATTACTCAGACCCCTGCTCAGACTGACAGCAAACCCAAGGCTATCTCTGCGCCTAAAGCCGAGGCGACTGAAGAAGCCATCCCCGAACCCACCAAGCGTCCAAGTAAAAAGAACGCTGAGCCAGCCCCAAAGAAAGACTTTGTGGACGTGCTTAATGAGTGGTCTACAGATGATGCGTAACCATGGACAACCGGGGTTACACATCACGAATCATCAAGGCTAATTTAGAGGCGAGTACCGACAACCCCGGTGTAATACTGGGGCGGTACTGCATCTCTAAAGAGATCCCTGTCAATGACGTCGCCGAGTATCTAGAGGTAAGCCGCATGACCATCTACAAGTGGTTCACCGGTGACTGGATGCCACGTAGGCGTCAGACAGAAAAGATCTTTGCCATCTTGGAGCAAGTTGGCTTTAGCGTAGACTAACAGGGCGTCTAGTTCGACGGAACAAAGAGGGGTACCGCCGCGCCCCCTGACGCCCTACCTTTTTTTAGCGTGGCGCACAAAGGCGGCTATGGCAATGAAGGATTTACTGTCGGCAGTGCTATCCACACAGGGGTGGTACTGCGTAGTAGCACTAAAAAAGACAGGGATGCCGAAACAAATTTTCGTGCAGACCCTAGACGAAGTAGAGACAGTTGCACAAGATTTACTATCCAAACACTACGACGTTTATTTTGCTTGCTCCAAATACGAGACTAACTCCACCCGCACCACCGATAACGTAAAGGCCATCAAGGCTTTTTGGCTCGACATCGACTGCGGCCCCGGCAAGCCATACGAAACCCAAGCCGAAGGTCTATCTGCCTTCAAAGACTTCTGCGCTGAAGTCGGCTTACCTAAACCATCGTTGGTCAATTCCGGTCGTGGACTCCATGCTTACTGGGGGATCAACAAAGAACTTACTAGGCAAGAATGGAAACCAATTGCCGATCAGCTCAAGCGTGCTTGTCATTTAAAAGGGCTTGAAGCCGACCCCGCTAGAACAGCAGATGCTGCATCCATACTGCGCATCCCTGACACGAAAAACTTCAAGGGCGACCTACCGCTTGATGTAACCCTGATGTGCGTCTCCCCCGAGGTGGACTTGGAGGTGTTCAAGAACGCAATCGGTGTGACAGAGATGCCCGAGGCACCTGACTACGGACCCTCGACGCTAAACGAGTTAACTAAGTCTCTGATGGGCAACAAGCAAAACCGGTTCTCCGTCTTGTGGGCTAAGGTCGAAAACGGGAATGGCTGTGCTCAGATAGAGAAAGCAGTTAAAGAACAAACAACCATTGAAGAACCATTGTGGAGGGCGGCACTATCCATAGCTGCCTATTGTGTAGACCGAGATTCTGCTATCCATGAGGTGTCCAAAGAGCATGAAAAGTACTCGCCACAGGAAACCGAAGACAAGGCTAACAAGATTAAAGGGCCGTACACGTGCGATGCGATTGAAAAGATCAACCCCGGAGGATGCGACAACTGCCCCCACAAAGGCAAACTTTCCTCCCCAATAGTCCTTGGGCAAGAGATCCTCGAGTCCGAAACAAACGAGATCGAATTCAAAGCCGAGGACGTCTCAAAGCCTGTCACCTACACCATACCTGAGTACCCCTTCCCCTACTTCAGAGGGCGTAATGGTGGGGTGTACCGCAGGGGAGAAGATGAGGAAGACGAACCTACGCTGATCTACGAGCATGACTTGTACGTGGTCAAACGGATGAAAGACCCACAGCACGGCGAAACTATTTGGATGCGTCTGCACACGCCCAAAGACGGAGTGCGGGAGTTTGCACTACCAGCAGTTGACCTATTGACCAGTGACAAATTGAGGGAAAAACTTGCTTGGTATGGGATTGTGGCGTTAAAAAAGCAGATGGAGTCAATCATGGCTTACATCGTCAGATTCGTAAAAGAACTACAGTGCAGAGAAGGAGCAGAGATTATGAGGATGCAGTTTGGATGGACGGAAAAGAACGGCTCGTTTGTGATTGGCGACCAAGAGATTTGCCCCGACGGAGATCGCTACAGTCCCCCTTCAAGTTACACATCTCAGGCATCTCCGTACTTTGAACCGGCAGGATCGCTCGAAGAATGGAAAAAAGTCATTAACACCTACAACATGCCGGGGTTCGAACCACATGCGTTTGGGTTCTTCACTGCTTTTGGTGCTCCGCTACTAAAACACCTGAACCTCAAGGGCGCCATCATTAACCTAATTAACAACACCTCGGGTACCGGCAAGACCACAACCCTCAAGGCTATGCACAGCGTCTTTGGGCATCCGGAAGAACTGATGTTGATCGAGCGGGACACTTTAAACACCCGCCTCCACAGGCTCGGCGTTATGAACAATATTGGCCTTGGGTGCGACGAGATCACCAAGATGAAGCCCGACGAAGCATCTGACTTTGCCTACGCAGTCTCACAAGGCCGAGGCCGTGGGCGGATGAAAGCCTCTGAGAACGCCGAGCGTATCAATCTGACCAAGTGGCAAACCATACTTTTGTGCTCATCAAACGCCTCATTGGTCGACAAACTGAAGTCCCTCAAGGGTACCCCCGATGGTGAGTTGATGCGGATTATCGAGTACAGCATCCCTGAAACCAAGCTACTGACCAAGGCCGAGGCCGATGACTTGTATCCGAAGCTATACACAAACTACGGACACGCAGGGCGTATCTATATTCGGGACTTGGTGTGCAACCTAGAAGAGCGAGTAGCTGAAGTCAAGGAAGTTCAAAAAGTCATCGACAAGAAGATCGGATTCACCAGCCGGGAGCGGTTTTGGTCGGCAATCGCAGCATGCAACATAGCAGGTGCCTTGTTTGCTAGGCGGCTAGGAATAATTGATATCGATGTCGGCCGGATCTTTAAATGGATGCTCAAGGAATTCAGCCAAATGCGGGAGGAGATCACCCCACCTGTGTCCGACTATGCCAGCGTGGTAGGCGACTTTTGGAACAAACACCGGCAGAACACCTTGGTTATTAACGATGAGGTCGACAAGCGTACCGGGGTAGAAATGTTGCCCATCCTAGAGCCTAGGGGAGAACTACTACTGCGGATGGAGCCTGACACGATGAAGCTGT